GGATCCTTTATCTGCTTCTCGATATTCTGCATCAACGATTCCATCTTCTCTGTCGTCTTTTGCGTCATTTTCTACCTTTCCACTATTTAAACGAAGTGGCATTTTAAGTTTGCCTTTATCATCTTTTACTGCTAATTCATGTGCTTTAACCATGGCATCAATTTGTTCGGTACTTAATTCAATTTTGAGATTATTTTCTACTTCAAATTTACGTGTATAACCACGGTTTTTTCCTTTTGTTTCTAGAAACCACATAATCATAGCTGGATTATTGTTTCGAATTTGTTTAAGCATCTGGGTTTCTACAAAATCTGCAATTGATTCTTCAATTTCCCACATTTTATTTGCAAATTCAGGGTCATCCCGTTTCCAGTTTAGAATTGAATGACGGTTTATGCCTGATTTCTTGCATGCTTCACTGACGTTATAGCCTGCTGCAATATATGCTTTTAGAAATTTGTCCTGACGTTTTTCCATACTCCTTCTACATGCTGTAGGCCCTTGAACTTGGCGTTCTTCTATGAATTCTTTGTATTTTTTTACCATATATCCTCTAACTTAATGATTTGTTGCATTTTTTCTATTGACAATATTGAAATTTTGTATAATCATGGAACATGCCGATATCTATTATAGGAATGTTCAGTAATTCTGGCAAGCGAAATCTGAAAAATTACTCTTTTATTTCAAATGCCTATAAAGTAAATAAAGGCGAGAAGCCTTGAAGGACATTCTACAACAGTTTAATTGTAGGCGAGAAGCCAGGGAGGGCGAGAAGCTATGCCAATGAAATTAAAGCTTGATCAGGAAGGGCACGTAGTCATGAAGGATGGAAAACCTGTTTATGTTCATGACGATGGTAAAGAAATACCGTTTGACGCACAGAAAGCAACTGAGAAAATCGCGGAGCTCAATGAAAATGAAAAGAAAAAGCGATTTGACGTAAAGTCAATCCAGGCAAAACTTGATGTCTATAGGATTGGAGATGACGAGTACCTGGATCCAGAAGGAGCTAAAAAAGCAGTTGAAACGGTAAAAAACCTTGATGACGGAAAACTCATCGACGCTGGTAAGGTGGATAAACTCAAAAGTGAAATTCAGCAAGCTTACGTCGAGAAAGACAAAGAGAAGGACAAGCAATTCAAGGCTAAAGAAGATGCACTCAATACATCTTTGAAGGCCAAAGAGGATACCATTTATAAATTAATGGTAGTTACTAAGTTTGCAAATTCTCCTACGGTTATTGATAAAACTAACTTACCACCGGATATTGCTGCTGATTATTTTGGCAAACATTTTAAGGTGGAAGGTGAAGGTTTAACTGCTAAAGTTACCGGTTACATTGATAACGAGAAAATTCTTTCACGGGAACGTCCCGGTGAAGTGGCCGAATTTGAGGAAGCCTTGAACACAGTGATCGAGCATTACCCAATGAAGGACCGGATTTTAAAAACTACTGGAGGTGGCTCTGCATCTCAGGGTAACACTGGTGGCCGGACTTCAGCTGAGGATAAACAAGAACTGATGAACCTCCCACCGGCCGAGCGTATGCGTGCGATTCGTGCCCGTGAGGCAAGTCAAACCAATTAATTTTTTTATATATAAGGAGTACTAGAAAATGGCTCTTACACTTGTAGAAGCGGCAAAAGTCGCTATGGGACGTGATGAAGACCTGCGGGCTACCATCATGGAGCTTTATGCAAGAAGTTCAGACATTATGGCAAATATGCCTTTTGAAAATATTGAGGGAAATGCTCTTCAGTTTAATCGCGAGCAGACACTCCCCGCTGTTGGTTTTCGTGGAGTTAACGAAGCATATTCAGAAGGCGTTGGTAAACTCGAAAGGGTAACCGAAGCTCTGTGTATTGCTGGCGGAGACCTCGATGTTGATAAATTTATTGTAAAAACAGGCGGACCAGGACAGCGAGAAACTCAGGAAACAATGAAAGTTAAAGCGCTCTCCTTGTCTATGACACAAAACATTATTAAAGGTGATGTAACATCAGATCCGAAAAGTTTTGATGGTCTTCAGGTAAGATGTGTTGGTGAACAGTTAGTTAGACAAGGTGCTGCTGGCGCTACAGCTACGGCTCTTAGCCTTCAGACGCTTGATCAGTTGATTGATGCTGTTGAAGATCCTACTCATCTTATTATGAACAAAAACTTCAGGCGGCGTCTTAGTGCAGCTGCAAGATTAAACACAGTTGGTGGCTGGGTTACTTATGAACTAGATGCATTTGGTCGTCGAGTAACTTATTTTAATGATGTTCCGATTATGATCGTTGATAAAGATAATGAAAACAACGATATCATGCCACATACTGAAGTAGCGGCTGATGCTGGAACAGATGCTTGTTCCGTTTATTGTGTGTCTTTTGCAGAGAATGGCGTTGTTGGTCTGCAGAATGGCGAAATGGATGTTACGGACCTTGGCGAAATTGATACGAAACCGGTCTTTAGGACTCGAGTTGAATGGTACATTTCTATGGCGATCATGAGACCGAGAGCAGCTGCCAGACTTTGGAACCTTTTGGATGGCGCTGTAGTAGTATAATTTACACACTTCTGGGCTTCGGTCCAGAAGTATTTTAATTTTAATAACAATTTATAGATAGCGAGGATAATTATGGCTGATTTAAGACATTTTATGGATGGTCGTACACGAACTTATGATGCTGACATGGTACTTGGTCTTACAGGACAAAATTATGCTACTTCCATTCCTGGAAGAGATTTAGCTAATGCATCAGCTGGTGAAACTGATGGGTATATTGATCTGGGTGATGGTTATACTCAGGGATTTGCATGTTTTGATCTACACACTATTGCAGATGGTGGGGCAGTTCAAGACCTTGAGCCTGGTGCTATGGCTAGAGTTTTTGTTCAGGGAGCCAAGGATACTGCTTTTACCACTACTGTACCACTAGCATACCTTGAATTTGGAAATGCTGCTACAGCTGTAGGAACATATGCAGTAAGCGGCGGATCAAAAGGAGATAATGTTGCTGATCGAACTCGATATTTTGTTCCGTTCCATAATCGATATGGAGATAACATATATCGATATGTTCGTATGTTTGTGCATCTTAATGCCAGTCTAGCAACTATTGCGGTAAGTAGCTATTTGACTGGTTTACACTAAACATTAATATATAAAAGAAAGGTAATCCCCATGACCAATAAAACGGGGCCATTCAGGCTATCTGCCTGTATGATGGTCAAGGATGAAGAGGTCAATCTTCCCCGGTGTCTTCAATCGATCAAGCCATTCATTGATGAACTAATCGTTGTAGATACTGGGTCCTCCGATAGAACTGTCCAAATTGCAGAAAGTTTTGGTGCATCTATTCATCATCATGCATGGGCAGACGATTTTTCATTACATCGAAACCAATCAATCGCACCTGCTACTGGTGACTGGATTCTAATCATTGATGCAGATGAAGAGTTTGTTTTCGGTCAAGATGGAGTTACCTATGTTCGGGAAACTCTGAAACATGCAAAAGATAAAGATGCTTTTGCTGTTGTCATGAAAAACATCCAAGCAAATTTTATAACATCTCAAACCATTCATCCAAGATTCTTTCGAAATGGAAAAATTTCTTATACAGGAATAGTTCATAATCAACCGGTTTTTAAAGGTACAGCTACGTTACTTAATCAATCTGATATCTATTTAAACCATTACGGTTATGCTTTTGATAATATTGAAAAAAAGGCAAAACGTACTATTCCACTCCTGGAAAAAGAACTAAAAGAAAATCCAGAAAATTGGCAATGTTATTTTTATCTCTCTCAAATTTATGGTAATCTTCGTGATCCTGAAAAATCGATTGAAATGGGTCAAATTTATATTAGCCATAAAGATGAGGTTAATGCTGATGGTACTAAGAATTTTCAAAAATCTATTTATACCAGTGTACTTAGTAGTTTGATGGAATTAGGAAGACTTGACGAAACTATTGAACTTTTTAATGAAGCAGTTAAAGAAGCACCGAACAATCTGGATCTTGCCAGAAATGAAGTAGAACTTGGGGTATGGACTCAAGACCCTTTGAAAACGTTATATGGTACATATCGATTCATGAATCTTTTTGCTCAGTATCAAAAAAATTTCCTCATTGCACAAAATGATTTTATTCATTCATTTTTACCTGATGCTCTTGCTTACTGTCTTCGTCAATGTATTGAGTTATGTACTAAATCATTTTTAAAAGCCACGTATCAAGCTAATTCTTTAGTTGGGTATGGTATGATAGAAGACCATAAGAAATTTTTAAAAGATCAGAGGCTTACATGAAAACTATATCTGCCTGCATGATAGTTAAAGATGAAGAACATAATTTACCCAGATGTTTGACATCTATTAAACCATTAGTCGATGAAATTATTATTGTAGATACTGGGTCTACA